CACTTGTACCTTAGTTAAAAAGGATGTATTGCCAGAAACGCTGAGGGTGGATCCTAGAATGGTGGCTCCTGTAACCTTTACTGCACTTAAGAACGATGCATTCTCGGTCACGTTGAGGGTGGAGTCTAGAATGGTAGGTCCTCTGATTTGAACCGCTTTGTAGAAAGAAGCATTCTCGGACACGTTGAGGGTGGAGTCTAGAATGGTAGGTCCTCTGATTTGAACCGCTTTGTAGAAAGAAGCATTCTCGGACACGTTGAGGGTGGAGTCTAGAATGGTAGGTCCTCTGACTTGTACCTTACTTAAAAAGGAAGCATTGTCCGATACGTTGAGAGTGGATTCTAAAAGGGTAGAACCCGTAACCTTTACTGCACTTAAGAACGATGCATTTCCCATTGTATTTAGAGTACTATCTAATAAGGTAGAACCCGTAACTTGGAGTGAGCTCAAGAAAGAAGCGTTTCCTTTAACACAAAGGGTTGAACCCAAAGATACATTATCCGAAACATTCAGCGTACTTTGTAAAAGAGTTTGACCATTTGTCTGTAGATTACCCAATATGGAAGTATTACCTGATACAGCGAGAGTACTTTGTAAGATTGCTGGACCCAAGGACTGAATTCCCTCACTATCTACGTATAATTTTCCTTTGACGAAAGCATTTCCACTTATATCTATCGCACGTTTCATCAAATCCGTAACCAACTCACGATCACCTACTTCTGCGTCAGTAAATCCAATCGATAAACTGTTGATAAATACGTTCCGGTTTGCCATTATTTATAATCAATATAATTTATTTCCTGATTATATGTGGATAGGAATATTTATCGCGGTTATGTTATTAGGGGTCCTTTCCTTTCCGAGAGAAGGATTTACTTGTTCGGTAGAGAAATGTAGAGCGGACCAGTCCTATATAGAAAAAGACAACATCTTTTGTTGTTTCAACCCTACAGGCAAAGAAGAAAATTTGCTCTCTTTACAAAGACCCTACAGCGAATGTAAGGTAAACCCTGGCAAAAATAAAATGACATTATACGATGCATTTGGTGTCCCTACCATTTATGATACGCCTGTAACCTATAATTGTAACCCTTACAATATTTTGGTCTCTAAAAAATAAGACAAGAATGTAATGAAAACAATTAGGTCAAGATGGAAAGCCCCCATCTATCGAAAGAGTTATCGAAAGAAATATGGATCCTCTTGTTTTTTAGAACCTCGCACGTTACGTTATCCCATCTGTACAAAAGGACAACTTGATTGTAAAGCCCTTTCTGCAGCACGTTATTATGCAATGCTTTCAAAGAACAAGAAGGTTTTGGCGAAGATACGTAAAACACGTAAACATTGCATTTGATGAATGTATTAAAGGAATATTACTAATAGAATAAAATGAAGGTACTCAAGCTATGTGTAGCCCTACCTCGTCTGAAGGAATTGTATGATGGTCTCATTGACCGACACAATCAAGAGGTCGAACATAATATTTATGCAAATTCTGGGTTTGATCTAGTTTTTCCAGAGACGTTGTGTCTGATCAGCGGAACACACAAAGTAGACCTCCAGGTTCGTTGTGCCATGTATGAGGAAGGTAAATCACCCAGTGCATTTTACCTGTATCCTCGATCTAGTATTTACAAGACCCCTCTTCGACTATCCAATAGCGTAGGCATTATCGACAGTGGATATAGAGGAAATCTTGGTGCAGTATTTGATGTATCTGGACCCTACGAGTGTGTAGAAGGACAAAGGTTTGTGCAGATTTGTGCACCTTCCTTGGAACCCTTTAAAATCATTCGTGTGGACGACTTGGATGAAACGACCCGTGGAATGGAAGGATTTGGATCCACGGGTCTTTTCTAGATAGAATGTCAAATATAAACTTAAATCTAAAATATAAAGATAAATAAATGAAATGTACAGCAGATGAATACTCTACTTCCCTAGGTATTCCAGGACAAGGGTTTCATACCCATTATTGGGGTATTGCTCTGTTAGATGTATTGGGAACCATTGTGATTGCAGAGTTATTGTCCTATTTATTTGGATGGAATATTTATTTGGTTCTCGTCACCCTCTTTTTGGCAGGGATTGTATTACATCGTTATTTTTGTGTTCGAACCGAGGTAGATAAGTGGTTGTTTCCTTAGTTACATCTTGGGCATTTCTTTGGACGGATCCTTAAGAGGTGTTGTTTCATGTGTCATTAAAATACTTCCTGCCGGAATAGACATGAAGGTAAAGCCCTTCAATCCTTTAAACTTCTCATTCAATACATCTAGTATCTCTTTTAAAAGTTTCTTTATTTCATCGGGATCCGTTGTTACTTTTACACTTGGCGTATAGACCATGTTTAAAGCCTTTGCAAAGATAGAAACCGCGAACAGATAGACCTTACTTAGATTTACTTGTGTAGCAATTACCTTATTTGGATCATTCAGAAAATCCGTACCGTTTAGGGTATTCATAGTCTTCGTGTATATCCCCTCTTTGATGTTAGGTAAAAGAGTGGTCTTTAAAAAGCTAAAGGTATTTTCTGTCATGGTCATGAAAGGTACAATCACTCTATTGTATGCATCTGTCTTGTATACCGCCAATAGTTCCATAAATGAGTGAATAAAAGGTGTTACCCCTCGTAAGTGAGACAATGCACATAAAATGACTAGTGAAAATAGGAGACTAATTTTGAATTTGTTTTCCTCAATCATGGTAGGGTTTTTATTGGTAACCGCATTTTTCCGTGTAATCATATTTCGGGCATTCCTATTTCGGGCATTCGTATTTCGAGTATTTAGAGTATTCAAATTAGTTGACCCCCCTGTCAGTAACCGACTTGAAGCATCTGTAATTAGTTTTTCAAACAGAGGTTTAATCGTTTCCATGTCTTCCTTCGCTTTAGTATTGACATAATTGACGAGTTCTTCTATTCCCATCTTATATAGTATACACATAAAAATTGAATGCTCTAATTTGAGTAGAGGAAGAGACAACATGGCGCGTATCTTTTCCATCGAAGGCAACATCGGCACGGGCAAATCCACCTTCCTTGATTTGCTGAAGGAACATTTTAAGGACCGAGAGGACGTCTGCTTCCTTCAAGAACCGGTAGACATCTGGCTCAACTGCAAGGATGAAGAAGGGTCTGTACTTGACCACTATTACAAAGATCAACGTGCCTATGGGTTTAAGTTTCAAATGCTTGCCTACATTTCACGACTTTCCATCCTTCGAAAGGCTTTGGAAAACCCTAAAACAAAATTCATCATTTGCGAAAGATGTTTATTCACAGATAAACATGTGTTCTGCAAGATGCTGTATGACGATGGTATCATTGATGAGATTGGTTATCAAATCTATAACATGTGGTTCGGAGAGTTCAACGAATACGCAAGTTGTACGCCTATTTATTTGAGATGTGAACCGGTCGTATCTTATAAGAGAACATTGCACCGTGCGAGAGAAGGTGAGGTTATTCCTCTAGCCTACCTTGAAAAATGTCATCAGTACCATGAAGAATGGCTAAAAGACGCAATTACAGTGGATGCCAATATAGAAAAGGTAAAAACAACGCAGTGGATCGCTTTGTTCGAACAGCTTATTCGTGGACCCATCTAAAAACTATATTCAACGAATAAAGATGGATTTCCTTTTTTTTATTAGGACGATATAGAAATGGAAAAGATACAAACCCTGGTTAAATACAGTGATGCCATACGAATACTCATGCCTTTGGTCGAGACTCCAAAAAATCATACACCGTTTGAGAAAATGGCATCCGGGATTACACTATTGGCTCCTATCAAAGAGCCTTTATGGAAAATAGACAGGGATGCATTGACCCAGACCATGCGTTATCTCTTTTCTTTGTCTCACCAATGTTATGTACTATCCGTCGTAGAAGGCAAGCCTTCCATGTTTAAAATCATTCCGCCATTGCACGACAGTTATCAAAAACGATTTGACCTTGCTTTAAAGGGTTTGACTAGCAATCCACATATTACAGAAAAACAGCGTGCTCGTATTGAAAAAATGAAACCTGTACGTATCATGCAGTGTGTCGTCAAAGACAGGGTTAATACGGATATAGACGACAATGAATATTTAGATTTGTTCCGCACAATCTCTTTACCGGATGGTATGTTTATTCTTAACTTAACCGATGCATTGATTGTAAGAAAAGACAAAAAACATCCATTTCCGATGGTGATGGGAGACGTCCCTGCGCCATCCTATACCTCGTTGTTGCCCATCTTATCCATGTCTGGACAAAAAGGATACATGGACATACCCATTCCAAATTACGACGAAATGGAACATGTTTATACCAAACCTTTACAATACGACACCTTGACAGCTGAATGGAATAAGAAAACCGATACAAGGGCGGTATTTCGAGGTGGTCCTACGGGATGTGGTTATACAGATGAAACCAACATGCGTATCAAGCTGGCATTGTTAGCAAAAGAAGACATCTTTAAGAATAGATTAGACATTGGTCTCACCGGAAAAGGTCCTACGATTGACTCTGGATCGGTTCGGTTTGATCCAGTACATGGTCTCGGTATGTTAAACACCGGAATAAAGCCGACAGATACTTTTTTGACCATGGCACAGCAAAGTAAGTACCGTTACATACTTCATGTAGACGGGAACGTGAATGCGTATCGTCTTTTGAATACAATGACTACGGGTTCTCTCGTGTTACGTGTGACAAGTGAATATACCTCATGGGCGGAGAGATATTTACAAGCGGGTGTTCATTATCTTGCGGTAGAAAGGGACTTATCCAATTTGGATACATTGTTGACCTATTGTGAAAAGAACCAAGACAAATGTAAAGAAATAGCTGAAAATGGGCGGGTCCTTGCACGCAAGTTATTGACACGTGAATTTATAGAAAACTATTTCCTGATGATGTTTAATCAATTTAGCCTTTCTCGCGAAGAGTATGAAACGATCAAACCCACCGTAGATCTTTTGTCTCTTCCATCTGAAGACCCGCGGGTCTCGTCTGTTCGGGTAGCCTTAATTGTTCCCCATCGTAATCACTTAGAAGATCTAGAAAAATTACGCACTACATTGAAGTCCTATGATCTGGGTAAGAATTTATTGGATATCTACGTCGTTGACCAAAACAATGCAGACCTTATGAAACGTTCTCTCTTGTGGAATGTGGGTTATCTCTTGTCAAAGGAAAAACGTTATGACCGTTACGTGTTTCATGCCGCCGACGCATACCCAGACGAGGTCATGTTCAAACAGTATTTTAAACATAGCGATAAGGCAGTTATCTTTGGTCCAGGTGTCATGGGCCTAACCGGTGAATTGTTTGAAAAGATCAATGGATTTCCGAATACCTTTCTTGTGGGAGAAGAAGAAGCCCTGACCCATCGACTGACGAGACAAAAAATACTTTTGTACAAGCCTCTAGAGGGAACTTTAATGAAAGGAGAGACCAAAGAGGTGTTAAGATGGGATGAATTGGTGGAAGATATGAAACGGTCTGAAATGAATGGAATAGAGCAATTGAATGATCTTTCCATCTATATTCGACCCTATGAGTTTGATGACTTTGTATCTAGCTATCAAGTAGATAAAAAGACCCTAAGTACAGAAAAAGACCTGAATAGGATGGCATTGAAAGACTATAAGAACGACCGTTCTCTGGAAGATGCGTTTGCAGTCTATCCGTATAAGATGACCTATGTTTCTGAAAGAAATAAAATTGTCCCCTTGCGTAAGGTAAAAGAACCTACAAAGGAAGAACCTATCATGGATGTAGTGAAGGAAACTGTGAAAGACGACCATTTGTATGTGTCAAATCTCATTGTGGAGACTGTATCCGTAAAGTTTGAACATTGCGGGCGAGACATGGAAAAGTATTTTTTGTTGTATGCACGGGATCATTTGGAAGGCCGATGTATCAAAGAAGGTTATGTACGACCTGAAACCACAAAAGTTATCACTTATACCTCGGGTGGTATTCATGGCACTCTTATTGAATACAGGGTATTGTTTTTGGTTCAAGTATGTCATCCCTATGAAGGATTACGTCTTACCTGTACGATTGAAAGCATCTCCAAGATTGGGATACGTGCCGTTATTCGAAAAGGACAGACCCCTATTGTCGTGTATTTGACACGTGAATTAAACCCGTCGATTTATATGGAAGATTATGAACTGGAACAGGTGATTGAGGTCTCTGTTTTGGGACATCGTTTTGAAATGCGTGATCCATTTATCAGTGTATTAGGATTCCTCTTGAAGTAGACGTTGTACAAGTGCATGTGTATCACACAAGTAAAACCAACCCTTTCTTTTTATCCTGTTTTCTTCGGGGGTGCCTTGGTCAAAATCTTGATAAATTTCTCCATATTCAAGTTCTCGTAACATCGATAATTCTGTGTAATTTTTTTCTCTAATTCGATAATCCAATTCCACTGCGACAAGATGGACCGAAGAACTTAACCCCCTGTAATGTTCTGTCCAGCACAAATCTTCTGACTCATTTAAAGAAACCGCATGTTGATAGTCACGCGGTGACCATTCTTTCTTTCGTAGTAACCTGTGATAAGGCTCCATTAAAACAAACGATACCTCCATTTTACTATTCTTATGATACAACGCTTAAATACTTATAGCCAGGTATTCACAAATTCGTGTTTCGGATCATGTTTCTTCTCTTGGAGTATCGGGTTCATAATCCTCTGCGTGTAAGGTGCCCGATCTGCACCGGTGCCTGCAACCCATTGCCAATTCCCGTTGTTAATTGCAGGGTCATAGTCAATCAAATGAGTGGCAAAATACTGTTCCCCTTTACGCCAGTCGATCTTGAGTGTTCGTGTCAAATAATTTGCAGTGACCAGTCTACCTCGATTGGTCATAAACCCAGTTTGGTTTAGTTGTCGCATGGACGCATCCACCAATGGCATACCCGTCGTTCCTTCTGTCCACTTCTTCCACCCTACGGGATCGTCAACCCATGTAATAGGGTCGGATTTAAAGGAACTTCTCTCTTTTAGAACTCTCGGAAAATAAAAGGTCAAATAATAAAAGAACTCTCTCCATATCAGCTGACTACGAAACCCTTCGTCGTCATTTGCCCAATAAGCTTCTCGTATACTGATACAACCGTATTTTAGATACGGAGACAATTCCATGGGGGTTTGCATGTCTCGTGTAAAGGGACGTTTCAAATGAACCAATCCTTTTTTTCTTCCTCCATGTAATTGCTCATGTTGAGGTATCTTGGGTTCATACGTGCTTGGATAAGATGCAAATATTGCGTTGGTTGTATGTGGAATGTCTGGGGTATTTTGAAAGGCCCTATTTTTAAAGGGAGTGTATACCACATAAGGATCTCCATTCTTTTTCACAAATGTTCCCATGTTAGCTAAGAGTACATCTTCTTCCATGATACATTCAATATCATGCTCTATGCAATAGTCATGTACCTTTTTGTCTCTTTCTAAAGAATACGGCGTATAATCTTTATTAAATGCCAAAGTTTTCATGGAAAGGGTCTTCAATACATCCAAGGGTTCGCCATAAAAGAAACAAAGATCTCCTCCGCGTTTCCTTAGGAGTTCGCGTAATTCCATCAGAGCCTCACACATAAACTGGAAACTTCTCTCGGAATAAAAAGGATTGTGTTTCAGTTGTGTCGGTGTAAAAATAAACACACATGTTATCGGTTCTTTTCTCTGGGCGAGTGCATTTAGTGCTTTATTGTCTATTAATCTAAAATCACGCCTAAACCAGAAGACGTTCATTATAAAAATTGAAGGGAACTTATTTAAATGTTTTCTGTATCATGAATATCTTTGAAGCAGTCGTCAACGTCCAAGGCTTTCTCCTTTTCGCGCAATTCTTCTTGCATGTGAATCAGAACAACCCGGTTCGACACGTATTTCTTGGATTATACGCATACATATTCTATAAATACCTAATGATGGATAAGCAGTGCCTTGTACCTGACATTCAACAACGAAATTACACTCATGGAGAGTTCATGTAGATATGTACCTAATCGAGCAAAATCATCATATTCCAGAATATGCATATATATGCCTTATTTTTTAACCTCTTCCGTTTATGTATAGAATAGAAAATGTATGAATATTTGTATGAATAGAGAAACCGAAAGAATGTTTCACGAAGACTGCATGACACGTCAAAACTTACGACGCAATAAAGAACGAATGATACGACAAAAGGAAATCATGAACCGTTCCATCGAGGACCACCGTCGATGGAAAGAAGAGGATCGAGTGGTAAAAGAGAAACACATGTATCACGTATATCAACTCTATAAACAAGGAGACAATCATAAACATCTACTTTATTATACAAACCCTTATAGTATTGACCTTGAACTGATACAACGAATAGAAGAAGAGGACCGAGTAACGAAAGAGGACAGTCGAAGAGAGAAAGAGAATATACGGTGGAACATGGAGGACAAGAGGATGAGAGAAGAAGACAGAGACAATCGAAGTCGTCGAAAAAGGTTTGCTTTTCAAGAACTATGCTTTCATCTACGGCTTCTTGAAATATTACAAATGACCCATCATGATCCACGGATACAGCATGCAGTTCTTTTCTATCACAAAGAAGCTGTTCTTAAAGAAAAGAAATTTATACATTTTTATCGTAAACAAATATAATCCTAACAATATGAAGATCGCATCAATCTTGTGTAGAATACTCTGTAGACGTAATTCCTATAAGGTTCATCCGAATGTATAGATGTTTAAAACTTTTTTCTGTTTCCTTTTCTCTCGTTCTATTCATATGACTGAGGATGAACTTCGTGGTTTGTCCGTTGAGACAATCTATCAGAATTGTATTGACTTGTTCCAGAGTCTCGATTATTCATATGTTCATTCCTTTGAGGACTATACGACGAGACAAGCTCTCTATAAGAAAACCTATGCCTCTATCTATCTCTATGTCAGCGAATTATGGCGTAGAAAGATGTTCCCATCCAAGGCCTTTATGGAGAGGTTTGTGTTGTATGAACATTTGTTTCTATGTGCTGCATGCGGTGCACGAATACAAAAGGAATTCTTACCTTTGAAACCGTCTCGGTTATGTAAGACTTGTGTAGAAGGATGTACCAAAACCTTTAATTCTTCAGGATTTGTTCTTCAATACAAAGACCAACAATATTATTCGAGTAGTCCGAAACAAATTAAAATACAACAAGTCTCCTACTACAATGACTTGACTAGAGAAATCAAACTCCTCTCTATCTATCTGATCCAAGAAGACCTCTTTTTGAAACAGACCACTCGTATGAGACAAACT